CGGAGGCTGAAGTTGACTTCGTTGAGTTCGGCGATGCAGCCGACGAGGCGGACGTTGCGGGCGGCGGACATGTTGCCGTGGGCTTTGATTTCGTAGCCGTGGGCGTTCTGTGTTGCGTAGCAGTCCGTGAGGGTAACGTCGTAGCTGTAGTCGTCAATTTCGAAGCCGTTGCAGTTGTTGTATGCGGACGTGGTCGCCTTGTAGGTGCCGTAGGACATGCAGCGGGTGAACCAGATTTTGCCGCTGCCGTGGGTGGTGAATCCATCGTCTCCGTGCCCATTGGCGTAGCAGTCGGTGATCCATACGAACTCGGACGGGTTCGGGATGGTCGCCCCGTCACCGGCGTCCCCGTAGTAGGGGGTGGTCACGTCGAAGCAGTGCTGTGCGGCGTTGATCGACTTGACGTTGTTGATGCGAATGTAGGTGGAGTTGATGACGGACACGTTGGTGCCGTAGATGCCGCCGTCGCCCGCGCCCTGGGCTGGGCGGTTGGCAATGTTCCCGTCAACGGTGAGCCCGCGCAGGGATGACTGGGTGGCCCCCGCCTTGAAGTAGAACCCGCGGTTGACCCACGGCGCCGCGGCTTTGATCTTGATGATCGTCGCGTCCTCTCCCACGCCGAAGACGTGAGTGTTGGACCCGATAGCGAGGTTCCCGTCAACAATCGCGGTGCCGGACGGCAGCTTCACCCGGACCTTCGCGGCGGTGGCGGCGTTGAGTGCTGCCTGGATCGCTGCGGTGTCGTTGGTTACGCCGTCGAACTTCGCGAAGTATGGTGCGCGGGTCACGTCGATGTCCGTCTTGGCTTGCCAGTCGAGCAGGGTCGCGGTCAGGTTCGCCTCGGTGATGATGCGTGTAGCAGCCGATTCCGGCATGGGTGCTCCTAAAAATTGGCAAAAAAGAAGCCCCATACCGGGGCGGTGCTTTTAATGGGCGGCGGGTGACGCTAGGCTGTGGGGCATGGACAACGTGAAGCTGATGCTGACCTTGCAGGCCGAGTACGCCGGGCTCCTGAAGATGGAGGCGAACGAACGCCCGCGCTCCCTGGAGCAGGTTGAGCGCGAGTACGCGGCAGCCCTAACGGCTGCGATGGAGCACTGCGCGCCTATCCCCGGTGCTTACTAGGGGCTAGCCGATCATCCACTGGAACTGGAACGGGAACCACGACGTAGCGGACGAACTCGCGTTCGTGGTGTATTCCATCGTTATCGCGCCAGTGTTTTTGACGGACCAGCCGGCAGTGTTGTTGTTCGACGTGCGCTGAACGGGCACGTTGGGGACGCCGCGGACGGGCCGCCAATCAGCCGGCAGGGTTGTGATGACGACGTTGACCGGGGTGGCGGGCAGACCCTTGACGGCGCCCTCGAAGAACACCCGGTTCCCAACCCGCCGGATCATGGGCGTGTAGTCGGTCCCGTACTCCACAATCGGGTATGTTGCCGTGTTCAATGCCACGCCGATCTGCGCTAGCGTCTTCCAGCCCGTGTCGTACACGTACGGGGCGAGGCCGGTGGTGACGTGAACCCCGCCCGCCACGTTGTGCAGGACCACGACGGATTTAGAGGTGTCCATGCTGGCGCTGGCATTGGTGTTGACAACGTCGAGGGTTGCAAGCTTTCCCTGATATTTGCAGCCGGATTCGTTCTCAAACGCGTAGTTCACCGGGTCGGCAATCAGCCCGGGTTTGATGCTGTTGAGTGCGGCGGCGTAGTCGGGGCGCGCGAACTCGTACGCGGTGACGAACTGGCCGGCGAGGTTGTAAACGGTGATGGTGGGGAACGTGTTGGTTGCACCTTGGATCAGGAACAGGTAGCCGCCGTTGATGACGATGCCCTGGTTCTTCGCTGCGGTCGCGCCGTTGAAATCTACGGGCACGGTGCGGATCAGTGACGGGGAGCCGTTCTTCACGCTCGTCCAGTCATAGATGTAGAACGCGCCAACAGTGTTGGTCCACGCGTCCGACGTGACAAGGTAACTGCCCTCAACGTCGGCATTGATCTGCCCAAGGATGGGGATGGGGGATCCGAGGGTGCCGAGGGTGTAGTTGTAGATGCTGTACGTTGCGCCGCCGGTTGCGGGGTCATTGCCTGCCCCGGTGCGGATGAAGAAGCAGAGCTGCCCGCTTGCGTTGTACCAGTATGGGAGCGCCTGCGTAAAGGAGCCGGATGCGACCTGCAATGACTTCGAGGATTTGAGGGTGCCGTCCATGTTGCGGACATCGATGCGGAGGAGTGTGGTTGCGTCCTGGTTGGAGACGTAGATTTCACCCGCGGCCTCGTTGATCGAGATGCCTTGCGGGAACGTTGCCTCGGTCCCAGCGGGGCGTGTGTCCCAGGTGCAAAGAATGTCGATGCTGTTCAGGTAGGCGAGGGGGTCGCCCGCGCCGGCGAGCTTGGCTTTGTTCGCCGCGATGGCGGTGCCGTTGGCGGTGATCGCTGCGCCGTTCGCTGCGATAGCGGAGGTGTTCGCGTTTACGCTTGCAGCGGTGGCGTATTTGGTGTTGCCGTTAGCTTCGGTGAGGAGCCGGAATGCCGGGTCGTCTTGGGGCAGTGTCATATAGGGCTCCTAAGCCGTGAAGTAGTAGGATCCGTCAGTGCCGGAGTAGACGCGGATCGTGTTTGCGCCTGCCTGGATGTACGGGACGCCGTCCGTGGCGAGGGCGAGGTTGGATGGGCGCGGGTCGGTGATTACTGGTGCGGCCAGTGCCTCAATCTCTGAGACGCGGAAGTCAACGTTGACGAGTAGGTTGTCCGCGGTTTGTGCGTTCGCGGCGATGACGTTGTCACCGTTGCGCAGTAGCTCGTTTCCGTCCGGCTTCAGGAAGCCGAGGGAGGTTTCTTCAATAGCCATAGCGGCCTCTCCTTAAGTGCGAAAGGCCCCCACAAGGAGGGCCGCTGATGGTGTGGGCTAGGCTTCGTGTGCGCCGGGCGTGTTGCTTGCCGGGGTGAGGTAGCCTGCCGTGAAGACTAGGATCGACGTGATCGCGCCCTGCACCTCATTGGGGAGCTGGATCCCGGCGAGGGTCAGCAGCCACGCAATGACAGTCGTGACGGCGGCGGCGAGAACTGCGGCGGTAACCTTGGGGTTGATGTTCATTACGGCTTCACCTTCACTTCGTCCAGGTTGGAGTCGAGGTAGGCGATGGTGTTGCCGAGCGTGGTGTCGCCGCTGCGAGTGCCACCCTTGCGAGTGATCGGCGCCTCGAGCAGGGCCTTGACGACCTTGCCGGGAAGGGAGCCAATGGGCGCGTCAAGGTAGCGGTTGACGAGGCGGGCAGCGGCGAGCACTTCCTGCTCCTGTGCTGGAGTGAGTGACATGAACAGTCCTTCGGTTGTCGGGGAGCTTTGCGGGGCGATGGCTGCGGAGCCGTTGGCGAGTCGGTCGATGCGGGGGAGATCCCAGATGCCAGGGCATGCGGTCTGGTTCCATTGCCGGTGAGGGCTGAGGGGCAGGGGGCCGTATGTGGCGCGGAGGAAGCTGACGAGTTCGGCTACGGTCGCGTAGTCCTCATCCGTCGCTTCGGGGTGGCATTCGATGCCGATGGTGGTGGCGTTGCCGACCGCGTTACCGGAGTGCCAGGCTGCGTCCAGCGGGGACACGAGGCAGTCGATGCGGCCCGCGGACACAACGAAGTGCGCCGAGGTGGTGCCGGGTCCGCTCACAAAGAACTTGACCACGTCATCGTGACGCTGCCCGAGCACTCCCCAGTGGTGGATCACGATCCCGTCGATGGTCCGCTTGCGTCCGAACGTGGCGGGGACGAGTGCGGCGGGCGTGTAACCCTTCGCCGTCTGCGATTCGTTGATGGTTGTCATGCCGACTCCTAGCCGCGTGCCATTGAGTAGAACTGGATGACGAGCGCAGATGCGACACCGATGCCGCCAAGGATCGCCATGAACCGTTGAATGGGCGTCCATGACTGCTCGGACTGGTTGCGGCGTGTCTCGTCGGCTTCTTTCAGCGCGAGGGCGAGGGCTATCTTTTTGGCTTCCTCAGCCTCGGCGTTCTTCGTGAGGACCAGCGTGTCGTTTTCCAGTGCATCTACACGGTCTTCTAGCTTGCCGACGCGGGGCACTATGTTGTCGACCTTGTCGTTGACCCGGTCGAGTTTGCCCTCCATACGGGCTAGGACAACAGGGATTGATTCTGCGACGCGGGGCGTCAGGTCGTCGTCAATCATGGTGGCGCCCAGTTTTGGGCGTAGTGTTGCATTCACCCATATGGGCGGGCCTCCTAAATAGGCGTGTGCGTGTGGGCGGTGTGGCCCTGGAGCGCAAGTCCGGGGCCACACTTGTTTGTTAGATGTAGTAAGCGACGTTGATCGTGAAGAACATGCCGGTTGTAAGGGTGAACTGGGTCACGGCCCGGATTGATACGGCGCCGGTCGGGTTGTAGGTGGCGTGCACGCTGTAGTTCGACGCGCCGCCAACCATCGGAACGGACAGGTACTTCACGGGGGAGCTGCCACGCGCCGCGGAAGGCACAACGTTTTCGTTCGTGCCGAGGACGTTCCACGAACTCGTATCGAGGACGAAGTTGCCGCCCGTGCGGGTGATGACAAGGTCGGCGACTACGCGCTTCTTAGCGCCTTCCGGTGTGACCGTGACAGTCCCTGACGCTGACCAGCCAGTGGGGGACAAGGGCGAGTAGTCGCGGGTACCGTCACGCCACTGCCCGCCAACGACGGCCTCCATCTGGTCCGTGTCGGTGCGCCAAACGAGGCGGCCTTCCCACTTCGTGAGCGCGTTCCTGGCAGTGGCGCCCGAAACGATGGTCGCGACGTTGGAGGTATCCGCCATCGTCGCAAGGTCCGTTGTCAGGTTGTACGCGTCAGAGTTGACCGGAACAACAATCCCGTTATCTCGTGTCTGTGGCATTAGGCTGTCCAGTCCATTTCTATGCGGCCCGATTGCGGGTCTTTGAGTCGCCCGTCAAACCCCACATAGGGGTCGCCGGCTATGCTGATGCCGCCGCCAGCCTTCAAGACCGAGGCGAAGCTAATGGGAAGGGTGATCCAGTGCGCGCCCTGAGACTGGGGGAGGGTCACATCGAACGGGCCGACGGTACGGTTTACGTCGCCGCCGGGCTGATACTTCGAGGTATGCGCGTAAATGTGGACGGTCGCCGACCCGGAGCCGCCGATGTTCAGGCGTTGCGGGAGTCGGAACCGAACCTCCGTAACAGTCTTCGTGCCTAGGTTCGTGAACGCCGCCCCGTAGAACCAGGCGCCAGTCACGGGCCCGGAACCGTAGTTGCCTGCGTAGATCTGCTCGCCGCCCTGCGTGGACCCGGCCCAAGAGCCCCAGCCACCCGGACCCCAGAAGCTATTCGTCTTACCCGCGGCGGCTTTCGCCGTGCCTGTCGGGATGATCGGGGACGCCCCAACCGGGGTTTCCGTGGGTGGCGTGGGCGTGATCGAGGGGAGCCTGCCAAGGATGATGGGTTGCGCCGCGTCCCACGCCACATACACCGGATCGCCGACCACGTAAGACCCGGAGAACCGGGACGTGGTGTAGGTGATGCCATCGGCGCCGGTCAGCACAATCTCTGTGGTGCCGACGCTCAACACGGTCCCGGTTGCGGGGCGGGGCTGGTCAGAGTACCCGGTGAGCACGAGCGCCGAGGATTGCCCGTCGCCGTTGTCCGTCAGGTCAACCACGATGGGGCCGTCCTGCTGCGGTGACACTGAGTTGGACCATCTGGCGTCTAGTAGGTTTCCGTTCAGGTTCGCCCACCAGCGGGACCCGTCAAAGTAGGCGGTCCCGTACACGCGGCGAGTACCGCCCGGGGGGATGGCCTCCAGCGTTTTCTTAAAAGCAGCCATCGGCGCCTCCTAGGGCAAGTTGTTCCATGTGAGGGCGGGTAGCGAGCCCCAAGAGGAGGGCATCCGGTCCCAGGTGAGGGCGGGCTTCGATGGCGTGAGGTGATCGCCGAACGGTGTGCGGCTAATCGCTGCTGCCACGTCCTGGTAGGCGCATGACACGGTGAACTTTGTTGCGCCGGGGATGGGGGATCCGCCGGCAGACACTGACACAACCTCGCCCGGCAAATAGACGACGTGCCCGGCTGGCATGGGGCAACCAACCTCGATGCGGTCCCCGGCCTGAATCTCAGGGCGGGGGGCCGTGTCAACCTCGAGTTGAACCGCGTATGATGCGGCTTGCCGGTCGCGTAACGTCTCCGCATACGCGACAGCCTGCGACCATGTTGTGATCATTTCGGAAGAGTAGAAGTAGGGAACCCTGCCGTGTGGGCCATCCCAGCGGAGAGGGCTGGTCCGAAGCAACGCGGTGCCGGTCACAGGCTTACCGTTGGTACCCTGCTTACCCTCAACAACCCAGGCGTTATACAGCCCGTCAATGGTTTGCTTCCGGTGCACACTGACCAGACCCTGTCCGGGCTCAACACGCCATACAGGGTCCGCGCCGGTGATCGGGTAGGCGCGCAGCTCACCGTCACCGCCCATCCGGTAACGGGCGTTAATGTTCGACAACAAGTCCTGCACGGCCTGGAGGCGTTCCCGGTCATAGACGAGCTTCCGCGACACCGAAGCGTCAGCCACCCCGTCATCAACTATGACGGGGAAGTGCCTTTGGGTCAGGCGGGTAACTTCGCCCAGAACCGTCGGCGTCGTACCAGCCGGCGACTGTGGCGCTAGGAACTTGTCCCGGTCAACGTCGGCGGTCAGGTCAACAGCTTCAACATCGACCGTGGCGCCCGTGAACGCGAACACCCTGCGTTCATGTGGGGCCTCCCCCGAATCCGGTTCCAAATACCCGTACTCCGGGACCGTGTAACCATTCATCGAACCGTCGGGCGCGTTCGACTCGACCCGGAACCAGCCAACATTGACCGCACCCGCACCGCCAACACGGTAAACGACCTGCAACTGAACGCCGCCCACACCGAGCGGGTCATCAAACAGCCACGGCGACAACGAGCCGTCTGGGTCCGCGACCTTCAGCGACAGCTTCCGCTGCACCTTAGTGGACGGGTCGGACGTGTCAGTCAGCGACCACGACACAACCCCGAGCTGATCAGGCCACGCAAGGTCCCCGTCATACCAAGCCCACACAACCAGCTCATCAGCAGGCCTCGAACCATCCAACGCCGCACGCGAAACATCATCAATCGGCAACAAGGGTGGCTCCTAACCGAGCGGGTGTTTCAAATCATCCAAATAAGAGCCGGTTGTTGCGTCCTGCTTCTGCTGATACGTCGCAAACAGTAGAGCCACGTCGCCGTAAGTGAACGTGGCCGTGAGGACCTTTAGTGTTGGGGCCGCGACCGTGTCGCCGGCGAGGCTCCACGCCGTCAGCGCCTCACCGTGCGGGGCGTCCAAAGGCTGCTCCGAAACTGAAGCGACCAGAGCGAACCAGGCGCCCGGGACGAAGTCAGCCCATGACGCGGGCAGGCGCACCAGCAGCACGCCCGAGGATGCGAACAGCGACCGGAGTCGGGTGTTCTGTTCCGCCGCGTCCGTGATCATCGACAGGTCAACGCCAGACGCGGCCGCACGCTGACCAAACAAAGCCATCGGCCTATCACTGCCGAGGATCTTGAACACCTGCGAATCCATCGCATAATCAAGCTTCTGCATCGCCGAAGCCGCGAACATAGGTTCACCA